TCACCTTGTGGTGTTTTTCATATTTGTCCTTAATGTTCATAAGGATAATTTTTGTTTCCTCTAATGTCGGTTCTTCAACAAGTACTTGTTGGAAACGTCTGGTCAAAGCACCGTCTTTCTCAATGTTTTCACGGTATTCATCAAGTGTTGTCGCCCCAATTACTTGCAGTTCACCACGAGCCAAAGCTGGTTTGAAGATATTTGATGCATCCAAAGAACCACTTGCATTTCCAGCCCCTACAATAGTGTGAAGCTCATCAATAAACAAAATAACATCTGGGTTGGCTTTACATTCTTCCAATATTGCTTTCATTCTTTCTTCAAACTGACCACGATATTTGGTTCCAGCAACGATAGATGCTAAGTCTAGTGTGAAGATTCGTTTACCATGTAACGGTCTAGGTGCTTCACCATCTTGGATAAGTTGGGCTAAGCCTTCGATAATAGATGTTTTTCCAACACCTGGTTCTCCGATAAGGATTGGGTTATTTTTCTTTCTACGAGAAAGAATTTGGGAAACACGTTTGATTTCAACGCTTCTACCAACAACTGGGTCTATTTCACCCTTTTCAACAGCTTTTGATATGTCTCGACAAAAATTATCCAATACTGGCGTTTTTGTTTTGGTATCACCTTGTTTTTGTTTTCTTCTCAACGATTCGTTCGTTTCCTCTTGTTCGTCATTACTTAACGCACTGTTCTTGATTTCATGTTTATTCATATCCTTTATTGCTTTTAAAAACTTATTATACGTAATCCCAAGTTTAGCCATCATTGTGTTAACTGGTAATTTTGCCAGTAAGATACCTAACATAACGTGTGTTGTGTCAATCATGGTATCATTTAATTTTTCACATTCAGCATCTAGCGTTTTAATGATTGCTTTGGTTTCGTCTGAAAACGGCAGTGTTCTTCTGCTGGTTGTTGGTGTAACTCTCGGTGTTAAATCACTTTGTCTTAAAAACTCAGCAATCCTATCATATAGGTTTGTTAAGTCAATGTCTAAGCTTTCTAATGTCTTAACACATTCATTATCATTGTCTTGTAAGATAGACAAGATAATATGTTCTGGTCTAACTTTAACATCATCGAAAGATTTCGCCTCTTTTACTGAGTGACTCATAATAATTTTAACTTTCGGGTAAATCTCTCTGTTCATAACTTTGGTATTAGTTTTTCTTTTAGCAAAGGTACTAAAAGTTTTTTATAAAATCAACTTGATTCTAAAGATAAATATTCGTATCTTTGCATAAAATAAAAAGTATGAGTACAAATACAGCACCGAAATTCGGAAAAGTGGAGCTTTTATTTAAGAATAATCTGAAACCAAATGACTTAACTTCAGTGGTTAAGTTAGAATTTTTGGATTGTGGTTTAATGATAACTGGAGACCACATCATCGTGATTATTGATGAAAGAGATGAAATAAATAATACACTGACTAGCACGGGTAGGGTTTTTAATCTAAAGGAAGTTTCAGCGTACAAAACACACGCACAATAATAAAAATAAACATAAACAAAATGATTTTAAAAAAACAAGAAAAAGAAAACAAAGTCAAAGCAATCTATTCATCTTCGAATATCTGTGCTTCAACGTATGATAAACAAACACAAAGTTTGACTATCATCTTTAATAACGGTGGACAATATGTTTACGAAGGTGTATCTGGAACAGACTACGCTAGATTCGAATTAGCTGATAGTCAAGGTGCTGTGTTTAATACACATATCAAGAAATATTCTTTCAGCAAACTAGATAAAGTTGACGTTAAGGATATCTTGGTTGAAGTGGATTCAATCAAAAATGCTGAGGATAAGATTAAAATTGATTACGCCATTAAATTGATGGTGGATAAAATGAAGGAAGTCTCTCAGTATTATGACACAACTGGAGATGTTGAGACTGGATTGTTGACAAAGCTTAGAGAAGCTATTGTTGAATATGATAAGACTATTGACTCAAAAATCGATAAAGTTAATAGTTAATGAAAAAATTGATTCAAATCGTTTCTTTTTTAATTCAATTAATATTTGATAAATTTAAAAGAAAACGAAAATCTATTTGGGATTTATAAACTAAAAAATACAAAAATGGGAAAAACAAGAGTAATTGCAGCTTTAAAAGCACAAGCATTGGCCGACAAAGAAAAAGCTTTGATGGCATTAGATTTATTACAAAACAACGCTGTTGGTATTGGTGACCACACAGCAAATGATTTTTTAAAAGACGCTACGGAGTCATTGAATCTTTTAGCTGATGCTGAAGATAGGTTAGAGATGATTAAAAAACATTTCACCAATGAATAAACTGGATAAACAATATACAGATTTACTTCAAGACATTTTAAATAACGGTAGGGAAAAGACTGACAGAACGGGTACTGGAACAATTTCGGTATTCGGAAGACAAATCAGACACAAGATGTCAGAAGGGTTTCCTTTGTTGACGACAAAGAAGATGCCATTCAAAACCATCGTAACAGAGTTGTTATGGTTTCTTCAAGGGCGTACTGACTTAAGATATTTGTTGGAAAATAATTGTCATATATGGACAGGTGATGCTTATAAAGTATATGATAAAGATTTTGATAGGGAACACCCACCATTTAGTGCTCCTTACCCAACACGTCTTACTGAAAAAGAGTTTGAAGAAAGGATAATGTCTGATGATGACTTCAATAAGTGGTATGGTGATTTGGGTCCAATTTATGGTAAGCAATGGAGAAAATGGGGTGGATGGAAAGATACCAAACAAACAGGTTTTTTACACAAAACTGATAATGGTTGGTCTGTTAAGTGGAGCGATTTACATTCATTTGCTAATGGTACTGAGTGGTTAACAACACCAATTCTGTATTCTGACCAATCTTTTTACAGTGATGAAGATGAAGGTAAAAAAGTTTACTATAAAAATATAACACTTGGTTATAATGAATCTTTTTGTCCAATTCAAGTTGCTAAAGTAATTGATGATAAGTTTGACAAATATGTTGGAGGAGTAGACCAAATCCAAAATCTAATCAACGACCTTAAAACAAATCCAGACTCAAGACGATTAATGGTCAATGCTTGGAATGTTGGAGAATTAGACCAAATGGTTCTTCCCCCTTGTCATTATGGATTTCAAGTTTATACAAGAGAGTTGAGTATAGAAGAGAGGAGAAAATTAGCAAATCACGATTCAGAATTTATCTCACCAATCACAGTAGAATCTTGGGATAGAGCTAATATTCCAAGTCGAGCAATCTCTTTAATGTGGAATCAACGTTCAGTAGATACATTCTTAGGTTTACCATTCAACATTGCTTCTTATGGATTATTGTTAATGATGTTAGCAGATGAAATGAATATGGTTCCAGACGAATTGATTGGAAACTTGGGCGATGTTCATTTGTATTCAAACCATATTGAACAAGCCAAAGAACAAATTACCAGAGAACCAATGAAATTACCTAGGGTTCACGTTAGGGATGGAATCTTCTGTTCATCAATACAAGATGTTTTGTTATTTGACTACGAATCACACCCAACAATTAAAGCACCTTTAAGCAACTAAAATGAGTAGAAATGCAGCAAAGGTAAGAAAATTGGTAAAAGAATACAAGAACGCAACCAATAAAGAAATATGGGAAGGTATTAGAGATAACTTTTTATTTGGTTTTATTGGTGCCACTTTGGTAGTCTTTATAGCAACTAGAACAGATATAGCGGTTTTGCTAGGTTATATAGTGTATTACATGTTCATGGGTAAGATAGTTAACAGACCAAAATACGTAACAGACTTGGGTCGACTGATAATCTTTCCTATACCATCAGCACTTGGTGCCTTCTTGGGTTACAAGTTATCATATGTACTTCTAGGGTTATTATAAAATAAAGCATCATATGATGCTTTTTTTTGTTTTTGGTAATATTTATATAGAAACAAAAGAATTATGGCAAAAATTAATGACATACATAGCATTATAGTACCAGCTCAGAGTCCAAATCTTTCAGCACATACTTATACAGAAATTTATGGTGGGACCGCTGGTTGCACAATTGCAATAAACGGAGTAGTAGTTAACGTTGCTTCATCTTCAAGTTTATCAATTTGGGTTAGAAGTGTCAGTGGTGGTACTGGTTGTTGGTTAATGGGTGAAAACCAAGATGTGTTCGAAGGAAGTCCAACATATAATTAACAACTTTGTAATAAACACGGATATTTATATTAAAATAAAGAAACAAACAAACAAATACGATATGAAAAATAACAAAATTAACCCAATTGGTCTTAAAGGAAACGAGATTAATGAACGTATGAGAGAATTAATGGGTATCAAACCTATTAATGAAAATAAATCAACATCAGTTGTTGAATTATCTAAGATTGGACCAGATGGTAAATCTTACGCAATCGTAAGAGAAAATCACGAATACTTTATCAAAGTATCTGAGAAAACATCTAATTTATTATCTGAAGATTTTAAATACATTGGTGGTTTACAAAACAAAAAATCAGAAGCTTATCCTTCTTACGCTAAAGCAATCAAACACTTAAACTTGAACTTCAAGTCATTGGCTGAGGCTTATGGTAAAGGTGGTGATATCAACGTATTTAAAAATGATAACCTTATCACTGAATCTGGTGTTGCTGGTTTTTCACAATACGGTGGAAACGGATTTTCTAACGAAGGAAACATGGAACACAACACTCCAATGTTTGAAGGAAAAGACGAAAACAAAAATAACCCATGGGCTATCTGTACTGCTAGTGTTGGTAGAGAAGACAAAGAAAAATACGAAGCTTGTGTTATGGGTGTTAAAAAAGAAAAAGGTATTGAAGAGTCAATGACTGAAGAAGGTTACATGGAAGAATGTGGTTACATGAATGAAGATGTTGCTATGACTGAAGTTGAAGAAGCTATCGATAGAATGTTAGAAGAAGAAGACGAATTAGTTGGTAACCAAGGTAAATTGGATGTTGACCACGATGGTGATATTGAAGCTGATGACTTGGCTGACTTAAGAGCTAGTAAAAAAGTTGATGAACATCATTTGTCTATTGCTAGAGCTATGGAAAACTTGGACGCTATTATCGAAGGTCTTAGTGTAAAAAAAAAAGTCCAGTAACTAATTTAAACGAAGAAACAAAATATAAGTTGAAGCTAGCCGCACCAGCGGCTCCAGCTCCAGCTGAACCTACTACAGAACCAGCCGCAGACGCTGGTTTTGGCGATTTTGGTGGTGAGGAACCAGCGGGTGAAGAATCAGCAGCTGATAATAAACCATTTGATGACGAGCCATTTGATGCTGGTGTTGAGGCTGACGAAGATACAGACCCAAAAAAATTCATTGAGCAATTAACTGGAAAGTTAGGACAATCCCTAAGAAAATATACAGAAGAACAAGGTGGCCCAGATTTCGAATTAGAGAAATTTGCCATAAATTCTCTATTGTCTGCAACTCACACATCTGAAATGGATGAAGAGGATAAAAAAGATATAATTAAAAAAGTAAATACAGCTGGAAGTGATGATTCAGAAGATTCTGATTTGGGTAATAATGACGATAATGCCGATAGTGGAAACGATGGCAACGATGGGGGTGACAATGGGTTTGGTGATGATACTGAACCTAGTTCTGGGGGCGATGAAGAAGGTTTGGAAGAATACCATATCTACGAAAATGAAGACCTATTTTTAGCCAACCCTAAGAAAAACAATATGTTCCAAGAAGGTTCAAATGACATCTTGGATGAAGAAGCGGATAGATGTACTAGAATTGCAAAAAGCAAATATGATGTATGGCCATCGGCTTATGCTTCTGGTGCTGTTGTTAAATGCAGACAAGGTAAAATTTGGAAAGGACTCAAGGAAGAAGATTTAAAAGAATTGGGTGATTTTAAAAACATGACCGATGAACAAATTGATGAAGAATGGTCAGAAAAATATAAAAAAAGCATAGATTGTAATAACCCAAAAGGCTTTAGTCAAAAAGCACATTGCCAAGGTCGTAAAAAACAAAATGAATCTATCGAAGAAGCGGCTAAAAAAACTGACTTTTCAAAAGAAAAAGAAAGTGGTTTACATGGTTGGTTTTCTAGAAGAGGTGGTGAAGGAAGTCAAGGTTGGGTAGATTGTAATACGTGTAGAGACGGAAAATGTAAACCCTGTGGTAGAAAAGATGGTGAAGAAAGAAGTAAATATCCATCATGTAGGCCAACACCTAGTGCTTGTAAAACAAAGGGTAAAGGTGATTCATGGGGAAAAAAAGCTGCTAATGAATCAGATTTAACTATCTATGAAAACTATGACGGTGAATCGAACAATTATATGTTTTGGTTAAACCTTAAAGGTATTCATGATGACGCTGTTGAAATGTTACATATGGATAAATCGGCAGTTGATGAATTGATAGAAAATGGTCACCAATGGGCTTTAGAACATGTTATTACATCTAAAGATGATATTGAAGAAGTTTATCATTTTTTAGAAGGTAATTTAGAAACCCATAATATGATGGAAGCTCATGTTGGAGAATCTAACAATTATATGTTTTGGTCTAGTCTTAAAACCATAGCACATGCTTCTGGTAAATTATTAGAAATGGATAAAACTATAGTTGATGAAATACTTTCAAACGGTCATGGTTGGGCTATTGACCATATAGCTACATCTAATGATGATATGGAGGAAGTTTATCATTTCTTAGCAAATACATTAAATGCTTACGATGGCGATACTGAAGGTGGTTACGAAGATGAGTACGGAAATGTAGAAGGTGGTGAACTTTACGAAGGTAAATACGATGGTAAAAAACTTGGTAAGCCGATGAAAGGTGACGTTAAAAAATTTAAAGTTTACGTTAAAAACAAAAAAGGAAACGTAATTAAAGTTAACTTCGGTGACCCTAACATGGAAATCAAAAGAGATAACCCAGAAAGAAGAAAATCATTTAGAGCTAGACATAAATGTGCTCAAGCTAAAGATAGAACAACACCTAAATACTGGTCATGCAAAATGTGGTCTAAAAAACCTGTGTCTAAAATAGTTGAAGAAAACTTGATTAATACAGAAAAAAATAGTATCTTTGGAAAAAATTACTTTGTAAATAAATTACATGAAACTTTTAACCAAGAAGATATGACAAATGCAGAACCACAAACAGCACCAGCACCAGTAAAAACTCCAGTAGTTAAACCAGGTGAAGCTCAACCAGTTCAACCAAGCAGAAAAAATAAACCATTTTTGCCTATACCAGAAGTTACACCAGACCCAAAGGCTAACAACAGAGATAATACACAAGCATAGTTATGAAGGGTTTGTTTTTAATATATGTTAATTTAGTCGGTAAGGATTACAAGGGTAATTTTATTTATGAATTTATCTTTTCTGATACTACGGCCAACATTGACGGTGAGGAATGGGATACATTCCCAGCTTCTGGTAGACCAGAGGCTCCGCACGACAATTTTATTAAAAACGTTGGTAGGTTAGAGTCCGAACTTAATTTAGATGTAATCCAAAATAGTGATACATTTGCTGTTTGGGATGCTGTTGATGGTGTGATAGCTTTAGCTTGGGAAAATATTAACGCATATGATGCTTACCCAGAAAAAAGACTTTGTTTTAAATTTGGTGAACCGATTGAGGAAGTTGAGACCAAACTATATGAAAAAGACCTAATACTAAATTATAAATTAAAAAACCATGGACAAAAATAAAATTAAAGAAGACGTGCTTGGTGCTTCTACTGCAAAAAAAACAACAGTAAACATCAATAAAAAAGATTTAGGTGACCCTAAAGTAACCTCTAATATTCAAAAACTAGGTACAAATGTTAGTGTTAACGTTGTTGATGAGCAAGAAGTTGAGGCTGTTATTGCACCACAAGACCAAGCAACTATCAAGTATCTATCTAACGTAAAAGACGTTGAGACGGGCAAAACATCTGAACCGTTTACTATTGCTGATAAGAGATATCAAATGGTTAGAGGTATAACACCATCAAAAGAGGTTGTTATGGCTGTTTATTGTTTTGATGATATGAATGATGCTGGTGAAAATATTATTCAATCAATAGAGGAATTTGAAAATAATGTGGCTAAACCAATGTTGGAGAAAGAAAATGTTGGGGGTGAGGAAAAATTTGAAGAGACTTACGAAGGATATAAACATTATTTGGTTAATAAATCAACAAACGAAATTAAAAAATTTAAAACAATCAGTGAGATGCTTTCTTGTGAAAAATCTGGTGATGAAGAATATATGAGTGTTGGTAACTTTAAGAAGTACATGAATGAAAAATTATTTGGTTCTTCTAGAAGAAAAAGCGAAACATTAAATGAAGTAGGTGTTACTGGTGAAGAAAGCGATGAGGAAATGAACCTTAAAGCTAAAAAATTAATGGATATGATAACTAAACGTATTCCAGCTAATATTATTTCAACAATAACAACACCAGTAGCTCAAAGAGAAGTAATTGCGGCATTTGCTGAGATGATAGGTATTCCTAGAAATGGTTTGTCTACCTTGATAAGTGGTTTAAAAGACATTTCTAAACAACAATCATCTGTAGCTGAATCAAAGAGAATTACCAAAAATCAATTATTAGAATCGATGGGTACTAGAGATGTAATAAAAACAATCAAAATAAAAGACATAAAATAATGGCAGATTATAAAAAAATAGCTGAAGATGCTTTGAAAAAAGCTAAATTAGCTAAAGAAAATTTATTGCGTAAACCTACTCTAAACGAAAGCGTTGTTTACCCAGAAGGTCTTAATGAGAGAATGCACCCTACTTTAGAATCTGAATTAGCGGAGCGTAAACACTCATTAGGTAAACACCCAGTTTTCCCAGAAGGTGATGAATGTTCGTTTGAACAAAAAATTATGGGTGAAAGATTTAGCGAAGTAGCTAAACGTTACAAAAGAGCTTTTGATTGTGATAGTATCGATAACAGTCAGTTGATGAGCGAAATGATGCCTTTGGTTCATGAGTCTATGGCTTTGGAAGCAGAGCATAAAAAAGAGTTAGAAAAACTAGCTGTTAGAATGGTTCGTGAAGAATATAACATGGGTGAAGACGTAGTTGAAATCCACGCAGAATTGACTCCTAACATAAGTTTAATTGGGACCAAGAAAAACCCTAAGCCTATGGCTGTAGAAATGCAATTCAAAGACCATGATGCTATGGTTAACGCCAACGAAGAAGTTTACAAAAGACGATTCCTTAACGCAATGACGCAAGGTGCTGCTAAGAAATGTAGCCACATGTTCCATATGGTAGATGATGAGTTAACCGATATGAACCCAAAACTTTCTAACAAATACGCTAAGATGATGGCTGCGGCTGATTACATGTACTATGTTATACCTAAAATGGATAACGGTACAACTGGTGGTGTTGTTAGAGTTCAGTTCCCTAATAAAAATAACACTAAAGCCGTTATTCACGTTCAAGCAATGGTTTTCCCAGTGCTTATTCATGAGTTGGTGAAAGGTGTTATGGAGTTGCTTTCAGCACATGGTTTACCTAAAAACAAAAAGACTGGTGAATACGTAATCAATAAAGCAGATTTCTTGGCGGCTGAGCCATGGGATATGAGAATAGGACCAGCATTGTGGACTAGATTTACCGATGCAATCGAACCAGATGATTTCGAATTAAAACACCATGTATACTCTGAAATGGCTGCTTTGCCAGTAAGAGAATTCAATCATAAAATGAGAGAAGTTATGGCTGGAACCAAGGAAGGTAAGAAGATTATAAAGAACATCGTTAACGAAGTTAGAGAAGGGTTAAAAGAGGATGAATTCAACGAAGCTATGAACGAAATAGGTAGTTACGAGGAAAAAAATTCCGTTGGTTCAGATGACGCTGAAGGCTTTGATTTTAAAGAGCTTATGGGTGGTTTAGGTATCGATGATTCCCGTGGTCATTCCGATGATGGTGAAGACGATGAGGAAGGATTCGAATTTGGTGAATTATTCTAAAATAAAAACACATAATAAACATTTAAAGGCTCCGTTTGGGGCCTTTATCATTCCATACAATCAATTTTACTTTATTTCAGCATATTTATAAGTAAAAAACAATATGCTAACAACACAGGAAATATTTAAAGAATATACAAGGTGTCTGATGAATCCAGCTTACGCTATTGAAACGTATTTGGAAACATTCGATAAGACACAGGAGGGTTTCGTGCCTTTCAAGTTATTTCCTAGACAGAAGGAGATTATTCTCGCATACGAAAAACATAGATTTAATTTAGTAACAAAACCTAGACAGGCTGGTGTGTCAACAACAACTGCCGCATATATGTCAATAAAAGTTGGTTGGGCTGATTCAGATAACCCAGAAAACATTCTAATTATTGCAAATAAGCAAGAACTTGCTTTTGAGTTTTTGAGCAAGATTAAGGACTTCTTAAACCAATTACCTAGATGGGTTTGGGGTAGTGACTATTATGGTAATGCTAAAAATGAATCTAAATCAATTTTCCTTACTGATTCTAAGAAAGAAATTAAACTACCTAATGGTAGTCGTGTAAAAGCGGTGGCAACTTCTAAAGATGCACTTCGTGGATTTACACCTACTTTCCTTATCATGGATGAGGCTGCCTATATCGATAACGGTGCCGAAGTGTTTGGTGCTGCATTAACCGCATTAGGTACTGGGGGTAAAGCAACCCTAATTTCTACACCACGTGGTATGGATGCCTTATACTACAAAACCTACGACCAAGCAAAGAACAAAAAGAACAACTTCAATATTGTTGAGATGAAGTGGTATGAGGATTTGCGTTACAACAAAGATTTAAGATGGGTTAGAGGTGAAGAAATTGAAAAAGAAATTGAATTTACTTTTGATTCATACAACAGATGGTTAGCCGATGGGTGGAAACCAACCTCGTCATGGTATGAGGAAATGTGTTTAGGTATGAACAATGACGCTAAGATGATTGCACAAGAGCTTGATGTATCGTTTATTGGGTCTGGTGGTAACGTAATCAATGAAGAACACATCGAACAACAAAATAAAACTAATGTTATGGAACCAAAGGTTACTTTTGGTTCTGAAGAAGAAACATGGGTTTGGGCTGAACCAATAGAGGGTCACCAATATATAATGGGTGTCGATGTATCCAGAGGTGATGGTGAGGATAGCTCTACTATCGTTATACTTGATTTTACGACTATGGAACAGGTTATGGAGTATCAAGGTAAGATACAACCAGATTTACTCGCACAAATCGTTGAGGAATATGGTGAGAGATACAAAGCTTATACTGTGGTCGATGTAACTGGGGGTATGGGTGTTTCAACCGTATTAAAACTTCTAGAATTTGATTACAAATTATTACATTATGATAATGCGAATGGAAAGATTCTGTCTGCTAGACAAAGAGAATTAAGTTCTTACGATAAAAATAACAAAATACCAGGTTTCCACGCAACATCTGTTCGTTTACCAATGATTTCTAATTTAGAATATAAGATTAGAACCAACGGTGTTAAAATACGTTCTAGTAGAATGATTTCAGAGATGAAAACATTTATCTACAAAAATGGTAGACCAGACCATATGGAAGGTTACCATGATGATTTACTTATGGCCATGGCTATGTGTTTATGGGTTATTGAGCATTCATTTAAAAATCTAGAAAGACTTGAAAAACAAACCAAAGCTATTTTGAATAGTTGGTTGGCTGGTTCTAACAATAAAGCAACAACAACTGTTGTCAATCAAGAAACTGGTAAAAAAGAAACAAAAATAAACCCGCAACATACTGCATATCGTAACGCTCAAGACCCTAGAGGTGAGCACATGTGGTTATTTGGTGGTATGAATAAACAAAGATAATAGAAATGGGATTAGGACAAAAAGTATTTACATTAAAAAGCGGTGGGTTTGACCTGTATAAATGGTCACCTTTACCGAATGATTTAACAAAAAGAAAAGGAATGGCGGCTGGTTCTGCTAAACCTTATTTTTGTAACGCAACTAGCGGTTCGCAAGGTCAAGATTGGATTTCAAACTATTGTTATAACATGGTATTGAATGTTGGTCAACAAGAACATATAGCATACGTTGAGTGTGATTATGTTCAGTAACTATTTAATTTCCTAAAAAAATCATTATAATATAATAAAAAAACTTATGGCAGATAAAAATTTAACAATATTTCAAAGATTGGGTCAAGTATTAGGCCCAGATACTGTTAAGCTTACACAAAAACAACCTACACAACGATATAATATCGGTAGTGGTGAGTTGCTTAGAACCACAGACAAAGGTGAGTACGAAAGAGCTAAATTACAAGCCCAACAAAACAAATTATTGGGTAATACATGGAAAAAGGTAGAGAGTGGTTTATTTCAACAATCTATCAATTACGAAACAACACGTATCGGTTCATATTCTGATTTCGAGGCGATGGAGTTTTACCCAACAATTGCAGCAGCATTAGATGTAATGATGGAAGAATCAACTACGGTTAATGACCATGGTAGAGTACTTAACATCTATTCTGATAGCAAGCGTGTAAAAGGTATCCTTGAGGATTTATTCTTCAATAGACTTGATATCCATACATCATTACCAATGTGGACTAGAAACACATGTAAATACGGTGATAACTTTGTTTACTTGAATATCGATGATAGTCACGGTATTTTGGGTGGTAAACAAATGCCTAACTATGAAATGGAACGTAGAGAGGCTGGTTTATTTGATATGGTTTCTGGTAGAGAAATTCCTAGAGAAGAACAAGCTACGTCTGACAAAGTTAAATTCTTCTGGAGAGGTCGTGACGTTGAATTCAATTCATGGCAAATTGCTCACTTCCGTTTATTAGGTGACGATAGACGTTTACCTTATGGTACTTCAATCTTAGAGAAAGCTAGACGTATTTGGAAACAACTTATTTTATCTGAGGACTCTATGTTAGTATATCGTGTTACTAGAGCACCAGAAAGACGTGTTTATAAAATCTATGTCGGTAACATTGATGATGCGGATGTAGAAGCATACGTAAACACGATTGCTGATAGATTTAAGCGTATGCCAATTACTGACCCACAAACAGGTCAAATCGATTTACGTTACAACCAATTAGCAAATGACCAAGATTTCTTTATCCCAGTTAGAACTGAGGATGCACCGAATCCGATTGATACTTTGCCTGGTGCTAGTAACCTAGACCAAATTGCAGATATCGAGTACTTGCAAAGAAACTTATTTACAGCTTTGCGTGTTCCAAAACCTTTCTTAGGGTTTGAGGAAGCGACTGGTGATGGTAAGAACTTAGCATTGCAAGATATTCGTTTCTCTAGAACTATTAACCGTATTCAACAATCAATGCTTCAAGAGCTTAATAAATTGGCTATTATCCATTTATATATTTTAGGTTTTGAAGAGGATTTAGATAACTTTACAATTACACTTAACAACCCATCGACACAAGCTGAAATGCTCAAGGTTGAACATATGCAACTTAAAGTTACCCTTCTTAAAGATGCGGTATCTGATATTGGGAATGGTTTTGGTACAATGTCATGGACACGTGCACATAGAGATATCATGGGTTGGTCTGATGATGAAATCAAACAAGATTTACTTGAACAACGTATGGAAAAAGCAGCTGCTGCTGAATTGGCTAATACTGCTGGTGTTATTAAACATACTGGAATGTTCGATACCGTAGATAGAATCTATGGTGATTTCAAAGCTGCTCTTAACGGAGGTGGTGCTGGTGCCGAAGGTGGCGAAGGCGGTGCTGAAGGTGGCGGTGGAGGCGGTGGCCTAGGTGGTTCATTCGGTGGCGGTGGTGTTGGTGGTGAAGACCTAGACTTCGGTGATACAGAAGTAGAAGGTGGTGAAGGAGAACTTGGTGCAGAAATAGAAGGCGGTGCTGAAGCGGAAGCTGGTGCAGAGGCTGGTGCGGCTGAAACAGGTGCGGAAGCTGAGACTGTTGCTGAATCATTAAAAAGAGTTAACAAGCTATTAACAGAGGAAAAACAGTTATTAAATAAAAAACTTAATCAAAGAACACAGAAATATCAAAATAGGTGGGTTGACGCTCTAGTAGAGTCAGTTAAACCAGACGCTAAAAATAAATCTGAAGAAAAAGTTAAAATTTACGACAAAAACGTTAAGATAAATGAGAGCGTTGATTCGATGATTAGAGATATCGATAAAATGTTAGACGAATAAGTCTTTTTGACAGAAACCATAATATTTATTAATAAAATTAAACATATGCAAAATTTTGGTAAAATTACAAATGCATTCAATGGTGTTTTAGCCGAAGGGTTGGTATCGAAAGACAGCAACAACAAGCAAATATTCAAAAAATACATTAAAACCATAAAAGAAAATGAGATATTAAAAACTCAATTCTTGGTTTACAACAACATAGAGAATAAAATAGAAGAAAATGAATTTAAAGCAAATTTATTTTTACAAGAAAACATTGCTCTACTTAAAAAGTTTTCAAAGAAAGA